AGTGAAGCGCCGCGCCCGCATCATCTGGAAGCGGCTCCGCTACGGCGCCAGAGAGGGCCACTACCGCACCTCCTTCGGGCGCTGGCGTAGAAGGCCGTCCTCCGGGTAGAAGATGATGCCGAATACCTACAAGGAGGCGACCGTGGCAGACAGCAAGGAACGGGTGACGACGAAAGACATCGAGGCGCTCCCCTCCAAGGAGCAGCGCTCCAAGCTCGATGACAAGTCCCCCATCAACGTCAACGACGAGAACACCCTCCCCGACGAGTCGGAGGCCAAGGACTCGGGCCAGGAGGGCGCGCAGCGCTACGTCGAGTACGTGGAGCAGGTGCGTGAACTGGAGGAGCAGCGGGTCGAGGAGGAGGACGCGCTCGCGCGCGACCGCTCCGGGCGCCCGAGCAAGGAGCAGGAGGAAGAGGACGCCAAGGCCATCGCCGAGGGCGAGAAGAAGACGCGCGAGGAGCAGCGCAAGCAGGCCGAGGAAGACGAGAAGGATCTTGCCGCTCACAGCCAGAAGACGAGCCAGCAGAGGGCGCAGACATCCTCGTAGGCTGCGACTTCGACACCTACAAGGCCACCCTGGTCGGCCTTCCCCTCTGCGGTGGGGGAAGGCCGGTCCTGGACACGGCCGTCTTCCGCAAGAAGCCGGGAGACGACGAAGCCTACGCGGCCCTGACAAGAGTCAGGACTCAACTTCTGGCATCGCCCCTCTACCACCTCGCCGACCTCTTCTTCATCGAGCGCGGCTGGGGGGCTTCGCGCAAGGCCGACTACATGATGGGGGCCTTCTTCGGCACCACCTTCGGCGCCCTCGCGAGCCAAGCCCCGACGAACGTGATGAACGCGCAGGAGTGGAAGAAGGCGATCTCCGCGGCCTGCGGGGTCGAGACGAGAGACGGCAGCCCCGGCCGGGGCGATCTCAAGAAGGAGGAGGCCCACGTCTACGTGCTTCAAGTCGCGCGTGCTCACGGCCACGATCTGCGCGGCTACGGCCCCGACGCGCTCGACGCCTACGCCATCGCCCTCACGGGCAGATGGTTGAACGACGCCGCATCGTCCATGATTGGGGAGATGAACGATGAGCAACGCAACGTCCTTGCACCTGGCCCAGACCCTGAACGCGGACGTGCTCTGCGAGGCGTGGGTGCGGGCAGTCCTGAGGGAGGCGACTGAACGTGCCGTACAAGAGTTCGAAACAGAGGGCCTATATGCACGCCAAGCTGCCCGAGATCGCCAAGCGCTGGGACAAGGAGACGGGAGGGAAAGTCTCCAAGGCGAAGCCCCAGAAGGCTAAGAAGAAGCGATGACGGATTGGTGGACGACCCCTTACCCCAAGGCGTCCGCGCCCGCTTACAAGGGCGAGCTTCCCCGCCCGCTCTACCCGCCCGACGTGCAGGGGTACGACCCCTCGACCGGAGGCCCGGACGTGCAGGCTTACAAGCGCGGGATCTCCAGAGGCGGCAGGTGGCCCTGGACGACCTTCGATGACGCCTACTCCAACAACTTCGCCCACGGCAAGGCGGGCGGCAACGTGGGCGACTCGGGGGTGGAGGGCTTCCAGCGCCAGATGGGGATCCAGCCGAGCGGCAACATCGGGCAGGCGACGATGGAGGCGATCTCCCTCGCCAAGATCCCGCAGGGGCTGCCGAACGCGGGCCAGCCGCTGCTCGACGGACCCGCCGTGCAGATGCTGGAGGACGCGGCGAAGATGGAGCACTCGGACTCCAACACGGACACGATCCGCAAGCTGATCACCGAGTTCTGCCAGAAGGCAGAGGCGAACGAGGACAACTGGCACTACTCCCAGAACCGCCCCATCGACATCTCCGTCGATCCCTCCGCGTCGAGCATCAACTCGGACTGCTCGGGCCTCGTCATCCAGGCGTACAACTACGCCAAGCGCAAGAGCGGCCTCGCCGTCCCCGATCCGGCCAAGCAGGGTTGGAGCGGATACGGCAACACCGACCTCTACGAGGACGACCACCCGACCGTCTCCAACGGCTCTTACCTCGTCGGTGACCTGGCCCACTACAAGGGCCACGTCTGCATCTGCCGCAAGGCGGGCAACTCCTCCTCCGCGATCTGGACCTCGCACGGCCAGGAGGCAGGCCCCGACCCGGTCAACCTCTACTACCGCACAGACTTCAGAAAAGTCGTCCGTCCCCCGCTGCTATGACCCTGGTCATCCGGCAGGCCGTCCTCTGGCACGACCCCGAGACGGACAAGGCCACCTACGACGACTACATCTTCTTCGGAGACGACGACCCAGACGGTCCCACTCTGGCGCTGTCAGATGTCGAGTGGGAGGCGATGGGGTGCCCGCTACAGGTCACCGTCACCGTCGTCGTCGGTGATCTGCTGACCGTCCACTGACCGACCGGAGGGGCATCCTGGGAGGATGCTCGCGCTCACGCTCCTGGAGGACATCGGCATCCTGGCCGGGATCCTCATCTTCGCCCTCGTCCTCTTCGTGATCCTGCGCCCGCTTACGATCCACGTCACCGTGCGCCATGAGAACGGGCGCGAGGAGAAGGAGGAGGAGTGAGCCAGGAGCGGCTCTCGGGCTGGGTGGCGCTGATCCTCGCGGTCGGGCTTGCGACCGCGCTCAACCTGATCGTCGCCGCCGTCCTCTGGGACGCGATCAGGTCAGAAGGGCCGGGGCTGAGCGAGAACGCGACCCAGATCCTGACCGGCTGGGGCGGGGGCATGATCGGGATCCTGGGCGGCATCGTCGGTTATCGGGCCGGGGTGCGCAGCCAGACACACCCGTCCGAGTGGCCGACGCAGGATTAGCCGTCCGACCGACGCCGTTTCTGCGCCGCCGCCTCCTTGGCGCGGAGACGACTTCCATCGGGGCCGTGGCGGGCCGCTCGCTTCCTGAGCCGGTCGCATTCCCGGCAGTAGCGGCTGTTGTCCTCCCTGATGCGGAAACGCTCGGGCTTGTGGCCCCGTGGGCACGTCTCGCCAGCGTGAAGGCGAGAGTGCGCCCCCAGGGACGGCATCTCGACAAGATGGTCGGGGTTGCAGCAGTGACGGTTGCCGCACCTGTGGTGGATGACCTTCGGCCAGGAGCCGTGGGTGAGGAACCACACTGCCCGGTGGACGCGGACGGGACGGCCGAGGACGCAGCACATGGTTCCGTAACCCCGGTGCAGGGAACCCCGCCAGAGCCAGCACCCATCGCTGACTTCGACTCGCCCCTGGATGTGCGAGAGAAGTTGGTCTTGGGGGATGCGTTTCATGGACGGTATGATACCCCTCCATCGGACGCACCCGTCTGATCGGGGGTGCATCCTGTGGGCAACCAAGGAGGATCGAAGTGCCTGCATCCGCCATCACCAGACTCCCCGTCGGTCTTCGCACCGAAGCTCTGAACAAGCTCTCAGCCAATGCCAACGCCCCCGGCGCGGCCAAGCGCCAGACCAACGGCCGTCCCCGTCAGGACTCGGCCCGCAATCTTCGCAATGCGCTCGGGATCTACCTGATCGAGACGAACCGGACGGGCGCTCTTGCCTACAACGTCGGCGGGGCCTCCCCGGCCACGATCACCGTCGAGGACGGCACCCCCACCTCCACCGTGATCGCGACCAACGAGCAGGATCCGGTCGTCTTCGGGACAGCGGGGCCGAGGAGCCTCACCGTCCAGGTCAGCAACACCCTGGCCGGGAACGCCAAGGTCACGGCCGTCTGATGAGCCTCTGCCCCGACTGCATGGACGACGCCTCGCTCGGTGCCCCCTCCTACGCGCGCTGGCTCGCGCCCAACCGGGAGGACTCCTACTGCTCGCTCCACTTCATCCGCCGCTACGGCCACGCGGAGCGGCTCGTCCCCGTCGAGGGCTACGAGCCTCCGGCGGAGCGCAAGCCCCCGGCCCCCAGGCAGGCCAAGGCGACGACGGTGCGCAAGGGCGAGGTGAGCGCCTAGATGCCTTGCGCGGCCCTCGCGCGCGGGATCAGGCAGACCCCGCCGCACACTGGGGTGGCCTTCAACGACACCACCGACAACAACCCCTGCGGCAGGAAGATCGTGACGACCGTGAACGGCGTCTCCGTCTCGGCCGAGAACCTCTGCTCGGCCCACTGGATCATGGCCCACGGCTACCGCGACTGGGTGCTGCCGGTCGTGTATGAGCCGTAACCCCGTCCCCCGCGACGCCTGAAGGGAAAGTCGCGGAGAACGGGGGCAGCGAGTATCTCAGGAGCAGCGCGGGATGTCCCACTCCCCGGATCTGCCCTGTTGGTGCATCCACCCGGCCCCGAGGCTCGCCGCGTAGGGAGAGAAGACGCTGAACCCGGCCCTGCCGTAGGGGGTGCTCCTCCAGGTCGAGTCGAGGAACTGGTACAGGCCCGAGGCCGAGGAGCGGGAATTCTTCGCGTAGGTGTAACCCCTCGACTCATGCCCGATGATCGTCCAGGCATCGCAGGGGCGCATTTCCGGGTAGACCATCAGGGCCAGGGCGACTGCCTCTTGCACCGAGGGGGAGTGGGCAAGCTCCCGGCGCAGGTGTCGGATCGTGGTGGCCCTGGCGTTCGCGTCCCGGCGGGCCTGCTGTGCCCGCTTCGCCCACCACTCCGCGCTCTTGCCCTGGTAGAGCACGCGCGGAGAGCCGAGCGGACCCTCTAAACCGTTGTCAGGCTGGGCTGCTGGCACGAACGCTGCCGCGAGACAGAGTACGAGTACGATGCACTTCATCGGTTGAACCTCCGATGGGTCGGACGAGAGCCGGGGCGAACCAGAAGGCACCAGTGCGTGGCAGCGTGGGCACCCAAGGGACGCCCCGGCAACGTCTGCGTGTGAAGGCCATATCCTAGTGGGGGATGGCGACGGTTCTCGACTCCGAGCAGCAGGACGCGCTGGAGTTCGGAGAGGATCGCTACCAGCGGCTCACGCGCGAGCGCGCGGAAGCGCTGAAACGCCCCCAAGACCTACTCAGGCACTGCCAGGTGACCGACTCGCGCACGGGCGAGGAGTTCTCCTTCGACTTCAGCGAGGAGTCGGGCTGGGCCTGGCAGGGGGAGGTGCTGGACGAGTTCCGCGAGCACCAGATCACGCTCGTCCTCAAGGCCCGCCAGCTTGGGGCCTCCTGGATCGCCATCGGCTACGCGCTCTGGCGGGTGCTGACGACACCGGGCACGAACGCGCTCGCGGTGAGCATCAACGAGACGGAGGCCAGCGTCCTCATCAACCGGGCCTGGGATCTGTTCGAATCCCTGCCCGAGCACCTGCGCTACGAGGTCGAGGTGCTGCGGCCCCAGAAGGGACGACCCTCGACCCGGATCGAGCTTCGGCACCCGAACGGGCAGATCTCCTCCTTGATCGCGATGCCCTCGACGCCGCGCGCGGGTCACGGCCAGGTGGCGACCCTGGTCCTGCTCGATGAGCACGCCCGCCACGCCTTCGCCGAGGAGGGCTGGAAGGCGTTCATCCCGGTCATCGCCGACGGGGGCCAGATCCTGGTCGTCTCCACCGCGAACGGAATCGGGGGTACCTTCTACGACCTCTGGATGCACGCCGACGACCGCGGCGTCCACACCCTCTTCCTGCCCTGGGACAAGCATCCGGGCCGCGACGCGCTCTGGTACGCGCGGGTGGCGAAGACGCTCCCGGACGCAGACCGGGCCGAGCAGTACCCGCTCACCCCCGCCGACGCCTTCCTCGGCACGGCGGGCTGCTGGTTCTCGACCGAGGCCCTCACCCACTACGGCGAGCACCCGCGCGCGCCCGAGTTCCGCTTCCAGTTCAAGGTGGACGAGGACGGCAAGAAGGCGAAGGTGTCCAAGCGCAGCGACGGCTGGATCAGGCTCTACGACTACCCCGTGCAGGGGCGCGAGTACGCGCTCGCGGCGGACGTGGCGACGGGCCGCGGCCTCGACTACTCCTGCGCCTACGTGATCGACTTGACGAACGGCAACATCTGCGTCGAACTTCACGCCAAGATCGACCCCGACATCTTCGCCGAGCAACTGCACTTCCTGGGCAGGATGTTTAACACCGCTCGGCTCGCGGTGGAGATGGGGGGTGGCTATGGGGAGCCGGTTATCCTCTCCCTGCGGGACGGCAGGAGAGGTCGTCCCGCATACCCGAAGCTGTACCGGCACCGGATCGAAGACCGCCCGGACTACAAGCAGCACATCACGTACGGCTTCCCGATCACCACCAAGACGCGGCCCCAGATCATCAACCAGGCCGAGCAGTGGATCCGGGAGAAGCTGCTGCCCCACATGCCGCAGGAGTTGGTCCTAGAGTGCAAGACGTTCGTGCGCCGCGACACTCTGCCCTCGCCGCGAGCGGCGGACGGGGCCAACGACGACAGGGTGCTGACGCTCTGCCTGGGCCTGGAGCTTTATCGCCTTTACGGGCACCACGCCCATGACTCCAGGAAGCAGCGCAAGCGCCGCAGGCAGTACCGGGGCACCTACGAGTGGGAGTGAGCCGTCCTTGCCCTTCCCTACGATCACTTCCAGAATCCCTTTAGAGGAGGAGCGACCGTGAGCCAGATACTGCCCCAGGATCCATCGATGCCGTCTCCCGGTGGCCCGCCGCCGCCAGGGTTGGCAGCAGCACTCGGCGCTGGCCCAGGCCCCCCTGACCTGGGCGGCGGTCCTCCTCCTCCTCCCGATCCCGGCATGGGCGGGGGTGGTCCGGGGTTGTCGCCGGAAGTGATGGCGGCGCTCTCGGGCGGCGGGCCTCCCGGCGCTGACACCAACTCGACCGACCTGATGGGGGAGGGGCCGCTCGCGGGCGAGGACACGGGGCTTGCCGAGGAGAAGGCCGCGGACACTCCTGTCGACAAGGTGCGCCAGGCGGTGCAACTGCTGCGGGAGGCCGGGATGGACTCCGACGACGACGTGATGTCCCACGCCATCGACAAGGCGCAGGCCGACCTGCAGAAGCTCCTCTCGGGCGAGAAGCAGAAGGTCAGCAAGCTGAGCGCAGCGATCAGTGGCTGAGCATCTCCGAGATCCATACGACCCGACCCTGGAGTACGCGGACGCGCTCTCGATGGTGGTCGGGGCGCAGGAGCAGGCCGAGCAGTTCTCGCAGTCCTACGTGGACAAGGTGGAGCGGAGATACAGGGCTTACCGCGGCATGGCCGAGCTTCGCACCGACTCGGCCGACGCCTGGCGCTCCAACCTGACGACGCCCTACATCCTCCAGACCATCGAGGGGATGATCGCGACCATGCTCGACCCGAACCCGATGTGGAACGTGGAGCCGCGCCCGCAGCCGTTCGAAGGGATCGAGGTGATCCTGGCCCGGATCGGAGCCGGGGACATCGCCGGGAACGCGCTCCAGTGGGCGATGGACAACGACAACTTCGCGCTCAAGCAGCGGCCCTTCATGCAGCAGGATCTGATCGCCGGGAGGACTGTCGCCAAGATCGGCTGGCGCACCAAGAAGACGCGCCGCATGGTGCTGACACCTGTCGAGGCGCAGGTGCTGGGCCAGTACGGCGACATCCTCGACTCCTTCCCCTCGACCGAGGAGCGGGAGGAGGAGGTGACGATCTTCGACGGCCCCACGATGGAGGTGCGCGACGTGCGCGACTTCTTCCATCCCGAGTCGGCCAACAACGTGGACGATGCAGCCTGGCTGATCGACCGCACCTGGCAGACCTACGACGCGCTCTACGCCAAGGAGAAGGCGGGCCTCTACCGCAACTGCGAGAAGCTGAAGGAGTCGCAGAACATCGCGGGCCAGACCGGCTACACAGAGCGCGAGCAGATGCTGCGCAACCAGGATCGCACCAAGGGCCTGATCGAGGTGCTGGAGTACTGGACGGACGAGCGCGTGATCACGGTCGGAAACCGCAAGACGGTGCTCTCCGACATCCCCAACCCCTACCACCACGGGCGCAAGCCGTTCGTCGTCTGCAGCGCCATGCCGGATGCGTTCCAGTTCCACGGCATCTCGGTGGTCGAGTCGCTGGCCCAGATCCAGCAGATGCTGTGGACGATCCAGAATCAGTCCATCGACAACGTTCGCCTCTCTGGCAACCAGATCACCCTGGTGCGCTCGGACGTGGACGACGTGGACTCCTTCGAATTCCACCCTGGCGCGATGTGGGAGGTCGAGGATCCCTCCCAGGTGACCCAGCTTCCGGTCGACCCGAACATCGGCAACATCACGATCCAGCGCGAGCAACTGATCAAGGGCGACTTGCAGAACATCATGGGCGGGCTGCCGATGGCAGGCGGCGTCTCCTCGGGCAGCATCGACCAGTCGACGGCGACCGGGATGTCGATCATCACCACCATCGCCCAGAAGATCATCGCCGCCCGCAAGCAGCACTTCACCTTCGCCTACGAGGAGATCGGGGAGCAGTTCCTGCAACTGATGGGCCAGATGATGCGCTCCGACCGCGCCATCTCGGTGATGGGGAAAGAGGGGCGCAGACGCCTCCTGCTCGTCTCGCCCCTCGACCTCCAGGGGGACTTCGACTGCACGATCTCCGTCATGGACGACTCGATGCTGCGGCAGGAGAAGCGGGCCGAGGCGCAGGCCCTGCTGCAGACCGCGGCGAACGTGTCCCAGCTTCTGCCCCTGAACCTGAAGGCGTTCATGGACAACATGCTCGACGCCTACGGGATCCAGGACAAGGAGAAGTACTACGCCCACGCGCAAGGGACAATGGGGCAAGCGGCGGGCGCTCCCCCCGGCTCTCCTCCGGGCGGCGTCAGCACCCCGCCGAGTGCCGCGCCAGCGCCCACCGCTGCCCCCGTCCCCGGCAACCCCGGCGGCATGACTGCCCCTCCCGGCGGCGGCTTGAGCATGTCGCCCGACCAGTTCGCCACTAGCCAGATGGCCCAGGTCGGCCGCATGCAATAGCCTGAGGCGATGGCGCTATCCCGCGAGCGGCGAGACGAACTCTCGCGCACCCAGGCGGCGCTGACAGGTCTGACCAAGCACCCGTCCTGGCCGGTTTTCGTCAGGGAGCACGTCCGCAAGATCGAGCGCCTGCAGCGGGAGGCGCGGATCGAGGCCCTCAGTTCTCGGGGCGCCAACCAGCGCCAGCTTGACTACTGGCGAGGCTTCATCGACAGCCTGCGCTGGCAGATGACGATGCCGCAGGTGGCCGAGCGCAACCTGATCCGCTGGCTGCGCTCGCAGGGCGTGGAGATCGAAGAGGAAGAGGAGGACGAGACGTATGTCTGAGGCAGAGGATGCCGAGAGGGCGGTAGAAGACCTCTTCAACACCGAGATCCTGGGGCTGAAGGAACCGGAGCGGGACGAAGCCCCGTTCCCGGCCGAGGCCCCGCCCGAGGCGAAGCCGGTCGAGGAGACGACCGACCCGGACATCCCGCCCGAGGAGGTGCAGGAGCAGGTCGTGGAGGCGCCGGAAGAGCTTCCCGACGTGCAGGAGGAGATCGAGCCGACGGAGGAGCCGGGTCGGGACGAGCCGCAGGAGGAGCCGTACCTGGCCTGGGCGAAGAAGAAGTACAACCTCGCTGACGAGCAACTGGAGAACGAGGCCACCCGGCTGCTCGCCCGGTCGAACTACGAGCAGGAGCAACTGCTCGGGCGCAAGGCCCAGGAGGAGAAGCAGCGGGAGGAGGAGCGGCGCCGGGAGAGCCTGCAGCGGGACATCGACCGCCTCCACGTCTACGGCGTCCTCACCCCGGAGGAGGAAGCCTGGGTGGAGGAGCGGGCGATGGAGGGCGACCTGGACGAAGCCGCCAAGGCGTGCTTCGACAACGGCCGCTACGACCTCTACGCGGCCCTCACCGACAGGTTCGTGGCGATGGGGGGAGCCGCTGCCCAGTACGCGAACGCCCGCCGTTCCGGCTACATCCAGGACACCATCTCCTTCTACCAGCAGCCGGAACCCTCGCCCCAGGAGCAGCAGCGGCAGATGTTCCAGAGCGCCTTCGCCGCCGTCGGCCTCGACCTCGACGCCCACGGCCCCACCGTGCTCGCCAAGGCGCAGGAGCTAGGGGGGCCGTACGCGCACGCGCTGGAGAACGGAGACGAAGGGCAGCGGGCGGTCGCGGCCCGCGCCCTTTTCGACCTCGCCACCGCCACCCAGACGGAGGTCAGCAAGCACCGCCTGGACGACGTTGTCCAGCAGCGGGTGCAGGAGGAGAAGCTGCGCCAGAACGCGGCCGGGGTGACCCAGGGCGGCGCCCGCGCGGAGCCGAAGAAGAAAGACCCGTTCTGGGACAGCTTCGATGAGGAGGTCGAGGAGAGGGGCTGGAACGGCAACAGCCCTCGCTACGGCAACGAGTAGGATAAATTCCTACCTAGCCCCGACCACCGCCACGGCGGCACGGCAGCGGCACATATCTCGACGGAACCGCATCGGCGGCACTCCCGACAGAGGACGAGTCGATCATCACTCTGAATCCGAAGGAGAGCAGACGCTATGGCGGACATCGTCGCCGGGGCATTCATTCAGACCGAGGAATTCCTCCCGGACGAGAAGGTCGTGGACATGGATCCGCAGATGCGGAAGCTGGATCCCGACGCGACCCAGTTCACCACCATGACCCAGAAGGCGAAGAACCGGGTCGCAACAAGAGAGAAGGTGAACTGGCTGGAAGAGCAGTACGTCAACAACGTCGTGACGACGACGGCGGGCTACACGGCGGGGGCGACGACGGTCGTCGTCTCGGCCGGGGACGCGCCCTCGGTCGCAGCCCAGGACGTGCTGCGCAACATGAGGACGGGCGAGGCGATGCTGGTGACCGCGAACGCGGCAGGCTCGCTCACCGTCGTCCCCTCCTGGGGCAACATGCCTGCGGCCTCGGTGGCGGGCAACTCGGGCGACAAGCTGCTCGTCGTCGCCGACGCCCAGAAGCAGGGCGCCGACTTGCCGCCCATGAAGTACTCCCAGAGGGTGCTGGGCTACAACTACACCCAGATCCACCGCACCTCCTGGGTCTTCTCGGGCACCGCCGCGGCCATCGAGATGTATGGCGGGCGCGAGCCTGGCAAGGAAGCGGCCCGCAAGACGGTCGAGCACAAGCGCAAGCTGGAGAACAACGGCTTCTTCGGCGCCCGCGACTTCGTCAACGCGGGCGGTGACGACGTGACCGGCTCGGCCGGGGGCTTGTTCGAATTCATCGTCACGAACAAGGCCAACGTGGCCGGGGAACTCACCTCCGACTACCTCGACCAGTGGCTCGCGACGGTGCTCGCGAAGGGATCGGGGGAGAAGGTCATCTACACCGGCACCATCGGGGCCTACTACATCTCGCGCTTCAACCGCTCGGGCCAGGGCGCGTTCTGGAAGCCCTCCGACACCTCGGTCCACGGCGTCAAGGTGGACGGCTTCCTCTCGGGCGTCTTCGGCACCACGGTGCCGGTGATCGTGAAGAAGGAGTGGTCGAACTACCCCTCGGGCGTGAACGGGTTCAACGGCAACCTGTTCGTGGTCGACCTCAGTAACGTGGAGCGGCGCCCGCTGCGCGACAGGGACACGAAGCTCCTGACCAACCGCCAGAACCCCGGCCAGGACCGGGTCGCGGCCGAGCTTCTGACGGAATGCACCTGGACGGTGGCGCAGGAGAAGACGCACGGCCTGCTCTACGGGATCGCCTAGGGCATTAGCATCGGGGAGGGCCGGGTCACCTTCACGGCCCGGACCCCTCCCCGATCTGAAGGAGGCTCTATGCGCTGCATCTCCCAGTACCCCCGCCACATGGTTCAGATTCGCGCCCAGTCCCAGCAGGGACTCGGCGACGGCACCATCAGGGTGATCACCGAGCCGATCTACGCCAAGTGGGATCCCGAGGCGTTCATCTACGAGGACGAGGTGGAGCGGGCGCGGCGGACGTTCTCCTTCCGCGGCCTCCTCCAGCACGTCGATGAGGCGACCCCGGTGGACATCCGCACCCGTCTCTCCCTGCTCGACACCGAGGCGCAGGGCTGGAGCGAGGAGGAGCGGGAGATCGCAGAGGCGAAGCTGCGCGAGATCGCCCCCACCACCCCCGACGCCTTCTTCATCGCCGAGCAGACCCCGATCCCGGCTCCGTTCCCGAACTGGGACACCTCCACCAAGAAGCCGCACGAACTGGTGCAGATGCTGCTCGACACCGGCTACGACCTGGGTGAGGCTCGCGCCTACGAGATCAACTTCGGCCCCAAGCGCGAGGCCGTGGTCGAGGCCCTGGAGGACGCGATCCTCGCCGCCGAGGCGGACGAGGTGTCGATAGAGGCATGAGCTACCTGGACAACCTCATCGTCTCGACCGAGATCAGCGAGAGCGGCCGGGTCGAGCGCGCCCCCGACGGGCGCGAGGTGCATCAGGAGCAGATCGTCTTCACCCCCGAGGGGATCGGTTGGCTGCGCGAGGGCTACCTCTGCATCCGCTGCCTGGCCGACCTGCACCACGTCGGCGCCTTCCCCAAGGAGTGCCCCTGCTGCGGCTTCCCGGTCGCAGAGCTTCAGATCCTCAAGTTCAACCGCGACTTCGGCGGCGACACCTGGCTCGGGCCGCGGACGACCATGTCCGAGGAGCTTGCCAGACTGACGGACATGTACATCCCCGGCCAGGGAGCGTGAGATGGGCGAGGTGCGGATGGTCAACTCGGTGGGGGAGCGAGTCGCAGGCATGCCCTACGTGATCGAGGACGAGGAGGCAGACCGCTTCATCCTGCTCGGCTACGCGGAGGGCGAGCTTTCGCGCGAGTACTCGGACGATGAGCGCGAGGCGCTCCGCGCCACCGTCCAGATCGTGGACGCATCCTCGGTCGGGGGGGGTGACTGATGTCGGCCCACTACAACTTCTTCCTCCAGGAAGCCTGGAAGGGGAGCCTCGGCGATCTCACCGCCGGGGGCGTCGTCGTCAAGTGCCGCCTCATGCGCGTCTCGGCCTACACGCTCTCGCAGGCGCACCAGTTCGCCTCCTCGCTCCCTGCCGCCATCGTCACCGATGTGACCCTCGGCAGCAAGACGGCCAACGGGGCCGGGGCCGATCCTGGCTGCTTCGACGCCGCCGACGCCACCTTCCTGCAAGTCCCTCCGGGTGCCACCATCGACTGCCTGGCCGTCTTCAAGGACAGCGGTGCCCCCGCCACCTCGCCGCTCCTCTTCTTCATCGACGGCTTCACGGTGCTGCCCAACGGGGGCGACATCACGGTGCAGTGGCAGTCAACGAACCCCTTCATCGCCAAGCTCTAGGAGCCTAGATGGCGGACAGCAAGATCAGCGCCCTCACCGCTGCCTTGGCCCTGGCGGACACCGACGAGCTTGTCCTGGCCTCGGCGGGGGTGTCGAAGAAGATCACGGGAGCGAACCTGCGAGCGGGCTACGGAACCTCGCTCCCGGCCAGCCCCGTCAACGGGCAGGAGTACATCCTCGTTGACTCACTCACCAACCCGACCTACCAGTGGAGCTTCCGCTACAACGCTGGCTCGACCTCGCCCTACAAGTGGGAGTTCGTCGGCGGGGCACCCGTCACCGCCTACGGCGGCGCGCTGCAGTCGACCAATTCGGTGTACCCCAGCTTTATCGATCTCTCGACTGCCTCCCCGAGGTTCACGGTGCCGAGAGCGGGCGACTACTCCTGTTCCTACACCGGTAGCTGCGACAGCGACACGGTGGGTGGCAACCCGATGGCGACCATCGGGTTCGGCCCAGCGGGCGGGGCATCGACAGTGAAAGACCCTGATCTGGTCTATGCGCGGCCTCCGAACCCTGGCTGGAAGATCGTGCTCTGCCGTACCGGGGTCTTGCTGGCGGGCGTTCCTGCTGGACAGCAGATTCGGATGCTGTTGTGTTCCTTCGCGGTGGCCTCGATCTCCAGCCTTGAACGGGCCTCAATGACCGTGCAGCCGGTGCGCGTCTCCTAGGGGTGTCCGACTACTACCTTCTTGAGGACGGCAGCGGCCATGTTCTCCTGGAGGACGGGAGCAGCGGCCTGCTGCTGGAGCAGTCCATCCCGACCCAGGTCGTGGCGGTGCAGGGGATCGACCGCGTCCCCATCGACTACCTCCTCGCCGGGGAGGCCCTGGCGGGGCAGGAGCTTGTCGGCTTCAAGGCGGGCGGGAGCCTCTTCGGCCAGCCCGTCGTCACGACCCCGCCGCCGGTTGCGAAGACCGTCACTCCCCAGGGCCTCGGCTCGGCCCAGAGCTTCGGCACGATCCGCATCAGGACGACCGTCCTCGTCGCGGGCCTCGTCTCGGCCCAGCGCTTCGGAATCAGCAGTCTCAAGTACAACCAGACCGTCCCGGTGCGCGGGGTCAGCCCCGGCTACGTCCCCCACCTCTGCGGCATGTACCTGTGCGGGCAGGCGAAAGTCGGCTACGACCCGGCCGCTGGCTACCAGCGCTTCGGCGTCCCCGTCGTCAGGGTCTTCGGGATCAGGCCGACGCCGCCCGTGGAAGTGATCCTCTACCCGACGACCGAAACCAGCCTCGTCCTTACCCCCACAGACGAGGTGGACGAGGAGGAACTGGGCGACTGGATCATCCGCCCCACCACCGAGGTGCCGGTGTGATCCTGCACCCCCTCCATACTGGAGCCTGATGCCGCCGTATGTTCCCACCGACTGGTCAGACGGGCAGACCCCCGTCGATGAAGCCCACCTGGACAAGATCGAAGCCGGGATCGCAGCGGCCCAGCGCCTGGAGGAGAAGGGGGCCGTCAACGGCTACGCCGCCCTCGATGCGACCGGCAAGGTGTCAGCGGCGCAGCTACCGGTCGCGGGAGCGCCGATCCCGGTCGGCTCGGTGGTGGACTTCGCCGGGGCGGTGGCCCCGGCGGGTTGGCTTCTCTGCAACGGGGCCAGCCTCCTGCGCTCCACCTACCCGCTCCTCTTCGCCGCCATCGGGACGACCTATGGCGCAGCCGACGGCACCCACTTCTCGCTCCCCGATTGCCGGGGGCGGGTGAGCGTGGGGGTGGGGACGAGGCCCGAGTGTGACGCGGTCGGTGACTCGGACAACCTCGCCCTCGCCTCCCGCCGCCCCCAGCACCGGCACACGGTCAACGATGGCGGGCACAGCCACGGGGTCAGCGACTCCCAGCACAACCACGGTGTCAACGACCCCGGCCACGGCCACGGCTACGCGCAAGGGAGCGCAGGGACCGGCGTCGGCTCCCAGAACGTACTGGCGGCGATAGATGCGAGTGGCTACATGGGCGAGGGATCGGGCGCAATCCGCAACGTCGGCACGGGGATCTGGCTCAACGCCTCGGGTGCGGGGATCGGGATCAACACCGGCTTCGCCGGGGTCAGCGTCGGCAACGCCGCCGACTACCTGGACGCGCCGCCCTACATCACCTTCAACAAGATCATCCGGGGAGACTGATGCCCTACACGCCCACGGCCTGGGCCGATGCGGTGACCCCGGTCAACGCCGTCAATCTGAACAAGATCGAGGCCGCGCTCGACGGCCAGGACGACCGCATCGTCACCCTTGAGGGGAGGCCAGTAACACCCCCTGTCGTCAACGGGCAGTGGCTCAAGGGTGTCGGTGGGGTTCCGGTCTGGACGGCGCTCGCCCCCGCCGACCTTCCCGCGATGGTCGGCTACGGCACGACCCTGCCCGCCTCCCCCGTGGACGGGCAGGAGTACATCCTTGTTGACTCGCTCACCAACCCGACCTACCAGTGGAGGTTCCGCTACAACGCCAGTTCGACCTCTCCCTACAAGTGGGAGTTCGTCGGCGGCGCACCTCTTCGCAGTTGGGTTGCTGCAAGCGAGGCGACAACCTCGACGCCGTACGTGGACCTTGCGACGGTCGGCCCGTCGATCACCGCCCCCAGGGCAGGCGAGTACCTTCACAGCTTCGGCTGTTCGGCGAACTGCACCACCGCTGGCTCGGCGTTGCAGATCGCGACTGGGCTTGGGACAGGAGGCCAGATCACTGCACCGGGAGCGAATTACGGCGCAGCGATGGTGGTCAACGGACCGCTGGCAACTCTTACTGCCGCCCAGGTCGTGAAGCTGCAGTACGGCGTCACGTTCGGCGGCACCGCGAGCTTCGGAGGCCGCTGGCTGGAATTGATGCCTCGGAGGGTGTCGTGAGCGAGGCTCCCAAGGACGCAACCGTGGAGGTGGAGAGTTGACCCGCAAGCAGATCTTCGACCGGATCGTGTACACGCTTGGGCTGCAGGACGACACCAGCTACCCGGAGACGCAACTCGTCCTCGACTTCATCTTCGAAGGGATCGTGGACATCTCCGCGCGTACCCGCGTCAACGTCCGCGCCATCAACCTGACCGTCACTCCCTCGACCGAGGAGCACGATCTCTCCTCCACCGTCATCTCCTTGCTCGACATCAAGGGCACCGACGGGGAGATGCTGGATCGCTTCACCCGTGAGGACATCGGCCGTGCCCAGCGCCAGGGCCTGAGGGGCTACGCCTGGCGGGAGAAGATGCTCTGGCTCTCGCCGATCTCCACCGAGCCGGTCGAGCTTCGGGCCTACGGCGTCTTCCGGCCCCAGGCGATGCCGCTCGACAACGACACCCCCTCGCACCCCGACTACGGTGGCCTCGCGGGCGAGTTCCACCCGACCATCGTCACCTACGCGCTCTGGAAGGGCGGCGAGTACATGCAGCACGAAGCCTCCGGGAACGGGGAGAAGTGGCGCGTCCAGTACGAGGGTCAGGACGGGCTGAGCGGCGAGATCAGCAAGATCAAGCGGATCGCCAACAAGCGGGCCACGGTGGGCGGGCCGCGGCGGCGCAACCCGTTGCGGACGGTGGGCGTCGTTCCTGACGCTGGCTACTGGATCTAGTGGCCCAGCCGGTCGAGATATTCGGCCCCGTCAAGGGGATGACGCGCGACTTCGGGATCGACTCGCTCCCCAACGGCTACCTCTGGGATCTGGTGGACGCGCTCCCCAACCGCAAGGGCGCTCGGGTGGAGCAGCGCGGCAACTGGAACTACTTCTCCCAGGCTCCGGTGGTGAGCTACGGCGGCGTCATCTACGGCGGTGCTCACGTCCGCTTTCTAAAGGGAACGAAGCTGCTCGTCAACGCCAACAACAGCGTCTGGGACGTTAACCTGACGACCGGAGCCAAGACGAGCGTCGGGGTGGGTCACGCCACCCTGCTCCAGAACGGCGTCATGCTGCGTGACCGGGTCTACTTCTTCGACGGCGCGGGCGGCTTCCGCTCCATCGTCATCGACTGGAAGGGGGCGTCCCTGGCGCAGGCCCTCCTCACCACAGGCCCCTTCGCCAAGGTGGGGATCGCCTACAAGGAGCGGCTCGTCGTCGCGGGCGATCCGGCCAACCCGGCCAACGTCTACTTCTCGCCCCTGGAGACGGAGGGCACCTCGCCCAACTTCGGCCCGCTCGGAACCTGGGACGCGGCCTCCTTCATCGGCACCACCCAGGAGGTGACCGGCCTAGCCGGACAGGCGAGCCAGATCCTCGTCTTCCACCCCGGCATGATCGAGCGGATCCGAGGCTCGGAGATCGACACCACGGCCGGGGGTGACGGGGACATGTACGTGGAGACGCTCACCGATCAGGTCGGCTGCACGATGCCTCACACCATCGTCCCCTGGCGCGAGAACATCATCTTCGCGGACGAGCACGGGGTCTTCCTGACCGACGGGGCGACGGTGCGGAACCTGGCCGAGCTTGGCGGCATCGGCGACTTCTGGCGACTCGCCTACGGGAACAGGATCCCCGGCTCGGCCATCAACTGCGGCATCTTCCTCGACTTCCTGCTGGTCACGATCAACACCACCGACGGCAGCGTGAACACGCCTCACACCCTCGTCTGCGATCTGAACGAGCGCACCTGGATGCGGTTTACGAACTTCCCCTCCACCTGCTTCATCCCCTCCACCGCAGACCAGGAGGAGTCCTACTGCGGCCACCGCGACACCTTCCGGCTGATGAAGGCGTCGACCATGTTCCAGGATCCGATCCCCACCCCGACCCCGCCGCCCGACTACGTGGACGGTGACGGCAGGCCAGTCCTGATGTCGCTGACGACCGGTTTCAAGCGGCTCGCCAAGGAGGAGGGGATGCAGCGCGTGCGCGGCCTCTTCGTCTCCTACCAGTCCGCTTCCGACGCCCGTGCCCCGGAGGCGAGCGCCGTCCAGGTCGAGTACCGGATGACCCCGCCGCGCTCCGAGGGCCTCGACATCGGCGGCGCCGCGGGCTGGCTGCAGGCGGGCTTCCTGCCCGACGTGGGCGAGTACTCGCGCAAGAAGCTG